TTGGCGCTCCCAAGGGAAGCGTCGAAATCGATCGATATCAATGACTTAGCGCCTCAGTTTGGGGAAATGCCCCTCATTGATCGGCAAAGTCTTTTCGACACCGGCCCCAAACCGCCGCCCTCTGAAAACGAAAGCCCCGCTGCGCCGGCAAGCGCGAACGGGGCTGAAGCATATTCCAATAACAGCTGTGGAAAAGTAGCGGCGGGCCGAGGCTCTTGCAAGATACGCGAGACCGATGCGTCCCAACCGCGTCGGCAGACCGCGACCATCCTCAAAGTTCGGCCTGATTTGGCAAAGGCGCGGCGCCGCTTCAGCGAGCTCCATCGCCTCGTAGCGTTCCGCCACGCATTCGGCGTCGAGATGGGCGAGCCCGAGGCTTATGCGCGCCTGATAGCCGAAGCATGCGCTCAGGAGGTTCGCGAGCCCGACATCCTTCATTTCCAAAAGAAGGCGAGATCACTTGGACTGACGTTCGATCCCGATCTCGCAGTCGAAAAGCTGCACGCGGTATGTCGCGAGCGGACGGAGCGCGGAGCGGCGTGGCGCGCGATCGGTCCTGACCGGGCCGGCCGAGCCCTTGGCGTCACCGCCGAAGAACGCGAGGCCTGTGATATTCGAACGCTCGGGGCAACCGATGAGACGAAGGCCGAACGCACGGTTCGGTTGGCCGTCGACCGCCGAGAGCGGGCCAAGCACCGGATGCGCGTCGTGAGGGCAGAGGGCAAGAGACTGAGGGCGGAGCGCATCGCCGGAGAGGTCAAGGCGGCCGCGTCTCAAAAGCCGTTCGCGCACTATAAGAAAGAGAACCTTTCAGAGTGCGAACGGGATTTGAGACTCGAACCTTGGAAGCAACAGGGCCTCAGTCGAGCCACCTACTTCCGTCGCCTTAAAGTCGCTCGGGAAGCCGCGCGCCAAGCTGAAGCCGAGGTCGCCGCGCTTGCGGACACCGATCTTTCTTCACTTGAAAGCGAAAGCAAAAATCTGACGGTGAGCGGACGGTCTCATCTGGAGTTCGTCACCGGCCCGGCCGGCTATGTTTCCGACGCCTTCGAGGCCGATCGCGAGTTGCGCAAGGCTGCGAGGCGTCTGCTTGGGCGACAGCCTGAACCTTGTTCCGGAGAGTCACCGATCGAATTCATTCGGAGGCGCGCCGATATCGACCGGGAGATCATTGCGTCGGTCGGACTAAACCGCTGGCGTGCAATGGCCGCCCTAGTTCTCGAAGATCGTCTCCCAACCCGAACGCTCACCCGTGTCTTGGCCGACGCAGGACTGTCCAGCGAACAGCGAGGGCTTGCAGCGTGAGCGCGGCCCGACAGGAAGGTCACGACAACTCGGTTGGTCGTCTCCGCCTCAGAGCGGATGGCCGTTGGCTGTTCTATCCGAGTTCCCGATACGCTCGGGCCGGCGTCGGTAATGCTGTCCTCGGCTTTGACGAAGCGGAGGCGCGCCGACGGTTCGAGGAGCGATGCGCCGATATCGCTCGAACCGTGACGGTCACGCCGGTCGTGCGCCACGATCAGGCGCCGCGTGTCCCGCATCCCCTCGACCGAGACCCTAACGCGCTGGTCGCCCGTCCCGATCCCCAAGGCTGGACCGTCCTGAGAGGATCGACGGTCATCGCATCCGGTCTCCCGCCATTCCGCGCGCTCGACATGGTGCGCGACGCAGGCGGCGTCGTGGAGCGAGCGCTCGCAGATGCGTGACACCAAAGCAACGTTGCAAGCGGGCAACAGAACGCGCGGCGGGTCCCTGTCTCAGCCGCAGGGCGCGGGTCTGCGCGGCCCCGATACTTCGGTCGCTTCCGAAAATGCGAAGGGGACTCCGCTGCCATTAGAGGGCTCGGCGACAGGCGCTGAGCTTGCGGGACTGCTTGGCATAGCTCCGAGATCGGTTCGCAGTCTTGCCGAACGTGGTGTGGTCGTGAGGGCGGGTCGCGGGCGATACGCTCTCGCGGCATCGATCACGGCCTACTGCGAAAGTCTCCGTCAGACCGCTGCCGGTCGCGGGGGAGACGAAGCCGTCGCTAGCCTATCTGCGGAGCGATATCGGCTGGCGAGGGAGCAAGCCGATGCGATGGCCATTAAAAATGCTCTTTCTCGAAAACAACTCGTTTCTGCTTTCGAAGTTGAGAAAGTTTGGCGAGAGACGATGCAGGAAGTCAGAACGAAATTACTGACCATTCCAAGTCGGATCCAGCAGCGGATGTCTCAATTCACGGCGGTAGATATTGAAGCTATACGTCTTGAGTTGTTTGATGTGCTGCATGATCTAGCTCAGGCAGACCAGACGTGAGCTGACGTCTAACACATTCGTTCCTCAAAAAATCTAATCGACAGACATCAGCAGCGAGAACTGACGTTTTTCTAAAAAGTAATACGCCAAATATAAATGACAAGATTACGGATATAAGAACAATAGACGCTGGAATCAGGTCAAAAACCAACGCCCAACTTACGGTTGTCTCATAGTTCCTCGAATGTGGAGATCTCGCCTCCATGTACAAGAAAAAGGATACCAAAAAAAATGGCCCTCCTGATAAAATTAGAGTGGCCGATAGAATGTATTGCCTCATAATTACATAATTTGGATACTGTGGCCCAAATTTTGTTACATAATATGCAATTTTGTACCGCTCGACCAGAGATCTATCGGCAATTTTTAGAAAGTAAACCTCTCTTGACGCATAAGATTTGACGATGAAGTATTTGCATAATTCTGTGATAAGGCCAACGAACACGCCGGCCAGAAGGACGGAGACGACCCATGAAAAAAAACACTATCCACGGAACTCTCCCCCGAACAGAATCCGCCCATGCTCGCCCATCAATACGCCGCAGTAAATACGGTGTCAGATTTGAAGCGGCGATCGCTTCAATTGTTGCAGCCTCCTGCGCCGCTGAGCTTGTCCGACTGGATTGAACGAGAGCTTCGGCTTCCTAGCGATGTCTCCGCCATGCCCGGCCGGGTGCGCCTATGGGTGCCGCAACGGGGCATCGCCGACGCGATCGGCGACCCGACGATCGAGCGCGTGACGATCGTCAAGCCGGTCCGCGTTGGCTTCACGACGCTCTTGACCGGCGCGCTCGCGAGCTTCGTAGCGAACGAGCCCGCGCCGATCCTCGCGCTTCTTCCGACCGAGGCGGACTGCCGCGACTATGTCGTGTCCGATCTTGAGCCGGTGTTCGAGGCCACGCCGGCGCTCCGCGGGCTGCTGTCGGCCGAAGCCGACGAAACGGGCCGCAATACGCTGCTGAGCCGTCGTTTCGCTGGCGGGTCGCTGAAGATCGTCGCGGCTAAGTCGCCGAGAAATCTCCGCCGGCACAATGTTCGCGTCCTACTGATTGACGAGGCCGACGCGATGGACCCCGGCGCGGAAGGGTCGCCGATCACGCTTGCGGAACGGCGCACGCTCAGCTTCGCAAACCGGAAGATCATCCTCGGATCGACGCCAACGCTAGATGGAACGAGCAACGTGCTGCGGTCCTATGCGCGGTCTGATCGCCGGGTGTTCGAGGTTCCGTGTCCGGAGTGCTGCCACTTTCACGAAATCGCCTGGGCGAATATTCAATGGCCGAAAGGGGAGCCGCGACGGGCGCACTACGTCTGTCCCGAGTGCGGGTCGGTCGTGGAAGAGCGGCACAAGACCGCGATGGTCGAGGCCGGACAGTGGCGTGCGACGGCGCCGGAGGTTGAGGGCCATGCCGGCTTCCGCCTGAATGCGCTCGTCTCGACTCTAGCGAACGCATCGTGGGGGAAGCTCGCGGCCGAGTTCGTAGACGCGAAGAAGAGCCCCGACACACTTCAGGTGTTCGTCAACACGATCCTTGCGCAAGGCTGGCGGGAGGCGGCCGAAGAGATCGACGAGGCGGCGCTTGCGGCCCGAGCCGAGCCATTCGAGCTCCCGGACGTCATCCCGGCGGACGTTCTCGTCGTGACCGCCGGCGTGGACGTCCAGCGCGATCGCTTGGAGATCGTCTTCCTCGGATGGAGCCGCGACGAAATATTCGTGCTTGGGCAATCTGTGATTTGGGGCGATCCGCTCGAAGATCACCCTTGGGCAGAACTCGACGACGCTCTCAAGACGGCGTGGACGCATCCGAACGGGGGGACGCTCCGGGTCGACGCTGCGGCGGTGGACGCCGGCGACGGGGCCACGATGGATCGGGTGCTGAGCTTCTGCCATCCGCGGTTCGGTCGACGCGTCGTCGCGATCAAGGGCGCGTCGGGAAATCGGCCGGCGTTCTCGATGAGTAAGGCCCGCGGCATGCGGCTCGGTATCGTGGGTGTGGACGGCGTCAAAGGGCAGATCGTCTCCCGATTGACCCGCGGCCGGACAATCCGTTTTAGCAACCGGCTCGAAGCGAGGTTTTTTGAGGAGTTATCGAGCGAGCGGGTGGTCGTACGATATCAGCGGGGCGCACCGGTTCGAATATGGGAGCGCATCCCCGGACGGCGGGCGGAGAGCCTCGACTGCGTCGTGTATGCGATCGCGGCCCGATCGCTTGTCAGCGTCAGCCTCGACCGGCGTGCGGAAGAGCTCGCTAGCGCGACGCCACCGAAAAAGTCGCCAGACGTCGTCCGTTCCACTTGGATGAACCGTTAAGCCCCGCTAAGAAATTACGCGGCCTTCTAAGTTTCTGGCGGCGGAAAAGTGAGTCCTGAGTATGCCTTCTTAAACACTAAGACAATTTTGCCATACTCTGGTCCGTCCAGCGCATGAAAGTCATGCATTATATCGATTTCTTTGCCGAGCTTACTTGTCCACCGTCCATTTGGAAGCATGCGCGACGCGTGTGTTGGTCTATCGTTTATTGCGTATAGGGCGATTTTCTTGAAACCCGGTTCCAGTTCCCGGCTCGCGGTTTCTTCCCACTGTCCATCATGAAATAAACGCTTAAACGCGCTCATGGCTGACATAGATGAAATGTCGAAAGGCCAGTACGTTCGTCGAGATGGCCACCACCAACGGGTGTTATCTTCAAACGCCCAAGCGATACAATTGTACCGGGGGTCCCAATCGCTCGTTTTAGTCCAAGTTCCCGGCTTTAGATTCGGAAACAGATTAGGGGCGGATACCACGATGATGCTCAGCCCACTGAATCCATGCTTCCGACATCGCTGTTAAATCGCCAATGGCGTCGGGAGTATAAGGCTGCTCTTCCGGATATGCGTCATCCAGTGCCCAAACCAACGGTGACGGCTTGCGGCTTAGCTCAGATATAATTTCCGACAAGACTAGTTCAGCGTTTTTGACGATCGCGTCGAAGGATGGGTGAGAAGTTAGCACTTCGGGATCAGATGTATATTGAGTTTCGCTTTCCCAGCGGTGCAAAACCGCATAGAAGGAGTGAATAAAGTCGTTGGGCTCGGGACTATATGTACCCGAAGACTTCGATGCGGTAGCTTCGCGGTCAAACTCATACCGACCACTCCGTCCTGTGAGCGATGTGTTCAGCGCGAGCATTTATCGTCCCTCATCTAATTTTCTAAGCTGCTGAGCCTGTTCAAGCAGCCAAGCCGCCAAGTTTTCAGCAGTTTGCGCGGTCAGGAAAACGTCGCACGCCATCTCGCGAACGATAGCTCGTCGCGAAATCCGCTTTTCTTGAATTTCAGGACCGAGCGCGCCGGCATGGCCGTTTTGAGTGCCGATCGAAAAAACTTGTCGTCTTGGAATGGCAGGCCGTTCGGCATACAGGGCAAAATGAACCATGCCTTGTGGAGTGAGAGAACCAATCGCCCCATCGGCCCATACGACGCGGAAATCCGGCGCTTTGACATAATCGAACGCTAGCTCGTTCGACGCTGGGTGCTGCGCGGGATCTAAAAGCGCTTCGTCAGCCATTAGTGACCTTTAATTTCCCGGTTCGTATCAGTGTTCGCATAAAGCGTAAACGCGCGGTTAGTTTCGTCGGACGATCCGGCATCCGTCTTTTGGCTGATCGTGCCGCGCCGCGTGAAGACTAAGGCCATCCGTTCGCCCCATCCGCAGCGCCGGTGCCTATACGGCCCCCGCTTACGTTGACGCGCTTCGGAGATAATGCGACCTATCTCCGAAGCGCTTCGGAGATGGCAGTGAGCTTCACATTATTAAACCTGGCAGCGGCTCTCGATGCCAGCGAGGCCCGAATTGAGAAGATGGCTTCTCAGGGTCATTTTGCGCCAGCCGACAAGGGCGGAGCGCGACGTGCACGTCTTTGGAGCCTCGAAGAGGGACTTCATGTCGGTTCGACCCTTAAGCTCGTCGACCGAGGAATTCCGGTCGCTGAGGCTGCGTTTCATGCGCGGAAGCTTCATCTCGCCGATTATCAGTCCAACCGATTTTTGGTCGTCTGGAAGTCTTTCTGGGTCGGCATTTCTGATCCGCGCCATCCGGGTCACAACGCATGGAAGAGCGGGCAGCTTGGCGAAGCCGTATCGGACGATAGCACGCTGTCGAGCGGCGAATGGTCATGTGAGATCGTCGACTTCGACGAAGTCACCGATCTCGTGCGTGAGTTCGGCACCGTCACAATCATTTCGCTCGGCGAGCTTCGGTGCCGACTCGAAGATCGAGGCGTCGCCTGATGCTCGCCGCCGCACGCTCCGCAATCGGCCGCCTGATGCGCCGCCCGGCGCGTTTGGATGGCGAGCGCCGTTTCGACGGCGCAGCGGGAGGTCGGCGCTTAAGCGGCGTGGGGACATTCGGCGCGGTTAATCCCGAGGTTGGCGCTGCGGCGTCTATGGTTCGCTCACGGGCGCGATATCTGACCCGAAACAATCAATGGCTCGCGAATGCCGCCGCGAACTGGACGGCCGCCTTGGTCGGCTCCGGCATCCGTCCGACGAGCGCTAGCGCTGAAGCAGTTGCCGCGTTCGACCTATGGGCGCTCGACGCAGACGCGGACGGCCGCACCGACTTTTGGGGCATTCAGGCCGTCATCGCCCGCGCGCTCGTGGAAGATGGCGAGAGCTTCGTCCTACTCCGGGCGGAAGACGACGGATTCCGGGCGCTCGTGATCCCCGCCGAACAGGTGGACGAGTCCGCAACCCGTGACCTCGACGGCGGCGGGCACGTGGTCCAAGGCGTCGAGTTCGACGCCTCCGGCCGCCGCGTCGCCTATCACGTCCTGCCCCATCGCCCGACCGCAGCCTTCGCCAGCTACGCGCCGCCGAATCGCGTGGACGCAGCCGACGTGCTCCACATCATGGCTCCGATCGCCCCGGGGCAGGTTCGTGGCGTGTCGTGGCTTGCGCCGATCATCCTCCCGGCGAACGAACTGGACCAGTTGACCGACGCGCTCTTGGTCGGCGCGAAGGTCGCGGCGATGCACGCTGCGTTCCTTGTGGACCAGAACGGCTCCGGCGCGCCGTTCGACGGTGAAGACCTCTCGGAGGTGTCGCTAGAGCCCGGAACGGTCCGGCGGCTTCCTACGGGCTTCGACATTCGATTCAACACGCCGCAGCAGGCGCAACAAGGCAGCGAGTTCATAAAGCACTCGCTTCGGGGCCTCGCGGCGGGCCTTGGCCTGCCGTCGCACATGCTCGACGGCGACCTCTCCGGGGCGAACTATTCAAGCCTCCGGGCGGGCTTGATCCCGTTCCGCGCCCGCGTCGAGCAAGTCCAATTCAGCGTTCTCGTGCCGCAGCTTCTCCGTCCTGTGTGGGCGCGCGTCCAGCTTCTCTCAGACGTGCCAGAAGCCGCCGCCGAATGGCTTCCGCCCGCATGGCAACAGGTTGATCCGGCCAAGGCGCTGGAGGCCGACGTCGCCGAGATCGGCGCGGGCCTCGCGAGCCGTCGCCAGAAGGTCGCCGAACGCGGCTGGAGCGTCGCGGAACTAGACGCGGAGATTGCCGCCGACCGCGAGCGCGAGGCCGCGCTTGGGCTGAGCTTCGGCACATCCGCCCCGGAACCGAAGCCGGAGGACCAGAATGCTTAAGGGTAGGACCGCGAGCGGCGTCGCTGGCAAACGCTTGAACGATCCGCAGTGGGTGCGCCCCGCTCGTGACGAACCCGTCGCGGCTAAGCGCACGATCCTACGGCGCATCCCGACCGAAGCCGCGCCATTGATTGTTCGTCGAGGTTTGTTCGGCCCGAGCACGTTCGACGAAGCGGCCATGACGGTCGAGGCCACGATTACAGCCTTCGCCGACGTTCAACGCCGCGACGGGCGCGGCGCATTCGTCGAGCGGCTTTTGCCGACCGGCCTCGACACCGCGAACCTTGTCGGCGCGCCCTTGCTCGACGGGCATCGGCAGGGCGGAAGCCGCGATGTCATTGGCGTGGTCCAAAGCCTTCGACATGAACCCGGCCGCCTTGTCGCGGTCCTTCGTCTCTCGACCGCAGACGACGCCGCCCCTGCCGTCACGCGCATTCGCGAAGGCATGCTTCGGGGCGTCTCTGTCGGCTACCGCGTGGCCTCGTGGCGCGAGAGCGTCGAGGGCGGCCAACGCATCCGCACCGCTACGTCATGGGCGGTCTTTGAAGTCAGCGCGGTCCCCGTGGCCGCCGATCCCGCAGCGAGCTTTAGGAGTCGCACCATGGAAGACGAAATCGACGTGATCGACGCCCCGGCCGCTGAGCCGACCGTCACTGTCACCGAAACCCGAGCCGCGATCCGTGGCATCGCTCGCGCCGCCGGTCTCCCGACCTCGTGGGCGGATGAGCAGATCGACGCGGAGGCAACGCCGAACGAGGCCCGCGCCGCCGCCTTCGAACAAATGCAGGACCGCACGCGCCGGACGCCCCGCACCCGCACGGCCGCGCCGGAAGCCGATCCGGCCGTCCAGCGCCGCGCGATGGAAGACGCACTTGCGACCCGCTCCGGCGTGTCGCTCGACGAAGCCCGTGCGGAAGCGGCGCGGCCGTACCTGGGCTTCAGCCTTCGCGACTTCGCACGGTCCTCGCTGGAGGCTCGCGGCGTGAGCACGGTCGGCATGAACCCGGATGCGCTATTCCGGGCCGCGCTTCACACCACGAGCGACTTCCCGCAGCTTCTAACGGGTGCGGGCCGCCGCACGTTGCTGGCGTCCTACACGGCCGCCGCATCGGTCCTGAAGACGCTCGCGCGGCAGGGCTCGCGCGTGGACTTTCGCTCTGGATCGACGCTCCGCCTCGGAGAGATCGGCGCGCTCCAACGGGTCGGCGAAGGGGGCGAGATCAAGTCCGTCTCTCGTGCCGAAGCCGTCGAAAGCTATGCGCTCGACACCTACGGCGCGCTGTTCACGATCAGCCGCAAGGCGCTCGTCAACGACGACTTGGGCGCGTTTAACGATTGGGCCGCCGCCGCAGGGCAGGCCGCCGCTCAGACCGAAGCCTCGCTTCTGTGGGGCTTGCTATCGCAGTCCAACGGCGCGGGGCCGGTTATGGGCGACACCAAGCGGCTTTTCCATACCGACCGCGGCAACCTCATGACCGGCGCGGCGCTCAGCGTCGAGGCGCTATCTGACGCCCGCCTCGCCATGCGTCAGCAGACCGGACTAGACGGCAAAACGCGGATCGCGATCACGCCCCGGTACTTGGTCGTAGGGCCGGAACTGGAGACCGAAGCCGAAAAGGTGCTCGCGTCGATCTATGCGGCCACCACCGCTGACGTGAACCCGTTCTCCCAGAAGCTCACGCTTTTCGTGGAGCCCCGGATCACGGACGACTCGTGGTTCGTGTTCGCGGACCCGGCCTCCGCGCCGATCCTCGAATACAGCTATCTGTCGTCGGCTCCCGGTCCGCAGATGTCCGAGCGCGAAGGCTGGGAAACGTTAAGCCGCGAGTTCCGCGTCGTGCTCGACTTCGGCGCGGGCGCGCTCGACTGGCGCGGCGCCGTCCGCAATCCGGGCGTCTGACGATGCCCGTCGACGCAACCGAGCTTCGCCGCCGCCTGGACGACCTTCGGGCCGTACGCGCGGGCGGCGTGCGCTCTACGCGTCATCAAAACGGCAATGAGGAACGCGAGGTCCGTTTCGCTGACGATCGCGAGCTCGCTTCGGCGATCGCCGACCTTGAAAGCCAAATAGCCGGAGCCGAAGGGCGCCGTCCCCCGTCCGTCATCCGCTTCAGCACCTCGAAAGGGTTCGACACGTGAAAAACTTCATCCAACGCGGCGAAACGGTGCCGCTCGTCTCGCCGACCGGGGGTGTCAAATCCGGTGACGGTGTCCTCGTCGGCTCGCTATTCGGCGTCGCCAATCACGACGCCGTCGAGGGCTCTGACGTCGAGACGACGCTCACGGGCGTCTATGACCTTCCAAAGAGCGCCAGCGCCCTTGGTGAGGGCGCGAAGGCGTATTGGGCATCTGGCTCCAAGACGATCGTCGGGACCGCCTCCGGGAACACGCTCGTCGGTGCCGTCGTACGCGCGGCGGCGGCCGATGCCTCAACCGTCCGGGTCCGCCTCAACGGCGTGACCGTCTGAGTTTTCCGACCCCGCGGGTTTCAGGCATTTCCTCGCGGGTCCGGAAGCACACGGAAGAGCGCTTTTAGGGAGGCGCCCGCTCCGTCCATGCCTGCCGGTTTCTCCTAGCCTTCCGGCGGGCCTCGCCCCTCGCGCCATTCGGTCTCAGGCGCGGGGGCTCCCTTTCACCCGTCGAGCGACAGCCGTGGCGCGTCAGACAGCCCTTCCTCCGACTTTGCCTCCGCGGCTTCTGCAGCTGGACGCGGCGGCTGCCTATGTCAGCGTAGCGCCGGGCACCTTCCTCAAGATGATCGAGGCGGGTCAAATGCCCCGGCCGCGCATTATCTTCGGTCAGCGCAAAGGATGGGACCTGAGGGCGATCGACCTTGCTATCGACGCGCTTCCTTCAGACGGTCAAGGTGAAGCGGATACGACATGGGAATGACCGCCATGCCCCGCCGCCTGCCGCCTGCCGCCGCACGTCGAGCACTTTGTCTCGAAGGGGAAGACCTATCTCTACTTTCGGCGCGGGAAGGGTCCGCGCACGCCGCTGCCGAGCGATCCTACGTCTGAGGCCTTCGCCGACGCCTATGCTGCCGCTCTCGCGGGCGCTGCTAGGCCCGCCAAACAGGTTCTTCCTTCAGAGGTCAAGGGCACGATCGCGGCGCTGATCGCCGACTACAAGCGCTGCGGGACGTATCGCGGCCTGAGAGAAACCACGCGCAAGGGATACGCTTCGCGGCTCAAGGTCCTTGAGGTGGAGCACGGGCATCGGACAGTAGCCGGGATGACGCGCGCCGGCGTCCAAACAAAGATTCTCGACCCATACGCCGACCGGCCGGGCGCCGCTCATGCCATCCTGAAAATGCTTCGGGTGCTCCTCGCGCACGGGATTTCGCGAGGCTGGATCACGTTCGATCCCACGGCCGGGATCAGACGACCGAAGTTGGGAGAAGTCCGTTCGTGGACGGATGCCGAGATTTCCCAGTTCGAAGCGCGATGGCCAACGGGCTCGAAAGAGCGAACCGCTTTCGCCTTGCATCTCTTCACCGGTCAACGCCGGTCGGACGTGCACCGCATGACATGGGGCGACATTGCCGACGGTGAAATTCAAGTCGTTCAGCAAAAGACGGGCGAAAAGCTTTGGGTCGCTATGCACCGCGAGCTCATCGCCGTACTGGCGGCTGCGCCTCGCGAGCACGTCACGATCCTAAACACAGCGTTCGGCAAGCCCTTCACTGTCGCCGGATTTGGGAACTTCCTTCGAAGCGCGATCACCACGGCGGGGTTGCCACTCGATGCGCAGCCTCATGGCTTGCGAAAAGCCGCAGGGCGTCGTCTTGCCGAGGCAGGGTGTACGGCGAATGAGATCATGTCCGTCCTCGGCCACAAGTCGCTTGCGGAGGCAGAGCGTTACACCCGCGATGCTGACAGACGACGGCTCGGTAAGAGCGCCATCACAAAGCTGGAGGGACGCACGAAGAACAGAAATGCCCAAACCGCATCCGGCAGGTTTGGGAAAACGCCGAAAACGTGAGGAAAAGCAGCATGTTGGAAAACACGCTGGCGCTCCCAAGGGGACTCGAACCCCTGTTTTCGCCGTGAGAGGGCGACGTCCTAGACCGCTAGACGATGGGAGCCGCTCGCGGGAGCGCGTCGTATAGCGGCCCTGCCTGTCCGCATCAAGCCGTCGCGGCGCGAAATCGCGTCAGCGCAGCGGCGGAGCGTCGGGGGCGGCGGGCACGATGTCGAGCCGGCCCGTGGGGTTCAGGCTGCCGAGGTCGAAGACATGCACCACCGTGCGGCCGTGTTCCTCGACCGTCACGGCGAGGCGGCCGCCGTCGGCCGCCGTCGACAGCACGCGGGCGCCCGCGGGCAGCGCGAGCGTCTTCGGGAGCGCGGCCGCGCCGGCCGGCGAGCCCTTGACGAGCCGGTAGGCGATCACCGACATGACCGCGAAGAAGCCGAGGCCCATGGTCAGCGCCGCGATGATGGTGAGCGTGCGCAGCCTCTGATAGACGCGGCGGATGCGCGGGTCCTCGTCCTCTGCGAGACCGAGGCCCTCGTCGTCGTTCGCAATCCGCCCAAGGGCCGCCAT